GGCTTGGGGGGCGGGGCGGCGGGGGGACTTTCTGGCCGCGACCCGCCCGCCCTGCCGCCCAATAATCATATCCCTTCAATTCGGGGTGGATTTTGATCCCGTCACTGCTACAATCCCCTCAACCTCCCCACCTCGGTCGGCCGCTCGGGACTCCTCCTCCTTCCGGGCGGCTGATCTTTTTGGAATACAACTTGACGGTGTTGCGTTCGTGTGATACCAATCCACCAGACAACCAACCTGCGGACAGCACCCCGGAGAGGTCATATTCAGGGGAAGGTGAGACGCTGGGTGATCATGTGGCGGTTAGAAGGGATGCCTGAAATCCCCCGTGCAGGACGCTCTGACGCCTTGTAGGCCCGAGGTGCGTCCAAAAAAATGCCGCCCCCTAGGAGGAGCGATGTGTTTTTGGACGCGATCATACGGGACTGGGGCAACAAGTCAGACACGGCTGAGTTCAGACGTAGAGTCGAGAATGCTCGTCGCGGCTGGGTGAGTCAGAAGTCGAGACCGCTCGCCACAATGGTGGCGGGCGGATCTCTCTCACAGGAAGACGCGGCAAGTCAGTTGCTTGCCTTGGAAGCCTTGTCTCACAAGATGGTCAAGAAGGCTTTGGAACGACGCCTACAAGCCGCCCCCTTTAGGGGGGGCGGCGTTCGGCGTCTTCCAAGAAAGGCCGACGAAGGCCAATAACTTGACTGGTCTGGCGTTATGCCGTACGATTGGCCTGTGATTCGCCCGGGATTCTGCGCATGTACCCCGCATTCAGGAAAGCCCGTCTGGAGTGGTACGACGCTCTGCGAGAGCGTGACTCGGCCTCTTGGCACAACTGGGTCAAGAGAAGCAACGAGGTCACAAGGGAGCAGCATGCTCTGCCTCGCGGTGAGCGTTTGTCCCAGCAGCAGGCTGCTGACCTGATCGATTCCGAGTTCGGGATCCGTGACGACCCTGAGTTCTGGAAGCGTGTTGATGTCCTCAAACGCGAACAGAGCAAGAAGCGGAACGCCACGGTCGCGAAGCGGATGGCGGAGAGGGACAAGCCGAAACCGGCCGCCGAGCCAGCCAAGGTCTCCGAGGTAGGATTGGTCTCCATGCCTCAGGGTGAGAACCCACCGGGGGAGGAACTTCCCTCCCCCGGTGGTGTCGGTTCAGTCGGCAACCCGAAGGACATCCTTTGGGCGGTGGAATACTTGGGCGACGAGGTTATCGGACGAAGCGACGCTCCGTCCGGCACAGCGTGGACCTTGCTCTGTGCCGGGCGGAAGTCCCCCGACTCTCTGCTCAGGATCTATCAGCAGGTGTGCGTTCCCAGCAAGAAGGAACTTGAGGACGCCGCTGATGAGGCTGAGGCTTTCGACCATCTCGACGATGTGCTGAAGCGTGTCATCGAGATCGCCGAGGCAGCCGGTGCGTGACCTGTCTTTGATCCCTCCGCTGGATCCAGTAGCCAACGCCAAGTACCGGCGTGAGTTGCTCGCCGCCGCCAAGGGCGACAAGAAGATGCAGACCTGCCTCAAGGAACTAAGTAGGCAGGATGTGGCGTTCTGGATCAGTACGTTCGCGATGACGTATGATCCGAGACTGAAATGTCCGACCACTCCCTTCGCCCTGTATCCGTTCCAGATCAGGGCGGCCAAAGCCATTGAGGAGGCTGTCAATGATGGAGAAGATCTCTGTATCGCGAAGAGCCGTGACGTGGGTGCGTCTTGGCTGTGCCTTGCTGCTCTACTGCATCGCTGGATGTATTACCCCGATCAGGCTCTTCTCCTCGTCTCTCGAAACGAGAGTTATGTCGATGGCCGAGGGAATCCGAAGTCGCTCTTCTGGAAGTTGGACGCGATCCTAGGGCACCTGCCCATCTGGATGCTGCCACGCTATGAACGCAAGAAGTTGTCCCTGAAGAACCTCACCAACGGAAGCATCATCGATGGTGAATCGACGACTGGCGATGTGGCTCGTGGTGATCGCCGGACGTGTGTTCTTCTGGACGAGTTCGCGGCGTTCGCCGCTGGGGATGACTACCGGGCGTTGTCGTCCACACGCGACGTTACGCCATCGCGGATCTTCCTCTCGACGCCAGCAGGTGCCTCAAATGCGTTTGCGACGGTCGCGAAGAATCCGGCGGTTCGACAACTGAGGCTGCACTGGTCGGACCATCCCGTCAAGGGTGCTGGCAAGTACACGGACCACAAGGGCCGGATCCGATCTCCTTGGTATGACAAAGAGGTCACGCGATGCTCCTCGCCGATCGAGGCTGCTCAGGAACTGGACATCGACTTCGCCGGTTCTTCCGGTGCGTTCTTCGACCATGAGCGTCTCGACCAGATCGCCCGCAAGCATGTGCGTCCGCCGTTACTACGGGGCGAACTGAACTACGACGATCCGAAGTCGCCCGCGTTCGAGAAGAAGTCCATCGGGAACCTTCTCCTCTGGATCACGCCCGACGCCGCTGGTCTGATGCCCAGCGATCGTCGGTACTACATCGGCGTTGACATCGCTGCGGGTACTGGTGCGTCGAACTCCTGCCTCTCGGTCGTCGAGTCCAAGACGAACGAGAAGGTCTGCGAGTTGGCCCGTCCGGATCTGCGTCCTGACAAGTTGGCGAAGTACGCAGTCGCCCTCGCGAACTGGTTCAAGGACGCTGACGGTCAGCCAGCACAGTTGATCTGGGAAGCACATGGCCCCGGTCGGATCTTCGGAGACGTGGTCGTCGAACTGGGCCACCGCCAGATCTGGTATCGGAAGGCCGAGAACACGATTGACAGATCGCCGACCAGACTCATGGGGTGGATCCCCACCCGTGACAGCAAGCAGGCTCTACTCGGTAGGTATCGAAAGATGCTGTTCAACGAGGAGTTTGTCAATCACTCTCGCGAAGCAATCGACGAGTGTCGCGAGTTTGTCTATGACTCGACTGGCGGTGTCGAACACTCCCTGTCGATCAACGCTCAGGACAAGAGTGGTGCAAGATCCAATCACGGCGACCGCGTGATCGCGGACGCATTGGCCTGTCTCGCAGCGGGCGGGAGCAGGCAGGTTTCAATCCCAATCACGCAAATCCTGCCGGGTTCTATCGCTTGGCGTAGGAGGGAAGATTCGCGTAAGCGAATCGCAGAGAGGAACGCACGATGGACATGAACGGGGAATACAGTCGCCTCCGCCGAGCATTCGAGTACTCGCGAGACAAGATGACGCCATTCCGCCAGAGGCGGTATCAGGCGATCAACTCCTACGTCGGCGGCAACTATGGCGACGGAGGTGGGGAGAAGGCCCACCCCGTCAACCTGTTGCAGATGGCGATCAACATCTACCGTCGGAACTTGGCCGCCCGCAGGCCCAGCGTCAAGGTTCGTGCGATCCGCAAGGAGCGTCGCGGCACGGCCAAGAAGGCCGAGATGATGCTGAACTCGATCCTTCAGGAGATGCGGTTCGAGGACTCACTCTCCCGGGTGGTCCTTGATGCACTCTTCTCGATCGGTGTCATGAAGATCGGCCTGACTCCGTCCAAGGGTTCGGAGTTGGAAGGCATCCTTCACGATGCTGGTTTGCCCTTTGCGGACTGCATCGATCTCGATGATCTCGTCATCGACATGCGTGCGAAGACGTGGGAGACAATGCAGTTCATCGGGAACCGTTTCATCGTCCCGAAGGAAATGGCGATCGAATCCGGTCTGTACGACTTCGGCAAGAACAAGGAGATGATCTCCGAGTCTCGGACCGGGATGTACAACGAGTACGGTGACACGAAGGTCGAGGCTGTCTCGCGTTCGACGGACAGCCCGTTCGAGGACACCCGCATGACTCCGGTTCTGGAGATGTGGGAGATGTACCTTCCGTACGAGGGCAAGGTCTGCACGTTCCTGTGCGATGACCGTGGCGTCCCGATGTTCGACCGCGAGATCCGTGAGGTCGAGTGGGAAGGTCCGGAGCATGGCCCGTATCACATCCTGTGTCTTGAGGATGTGCCCGGCCAGATCATGCCCATCGGCCCGGCTGCTTCGCTGGTTGATCTCAGCGAAGCGATGAACCGCACGATGCGAAAGTTGGTCCGTCAGAACGATCGGTCCAAGACCGTCGGCATCGTTGCTGCTGGTGCCGAGGATGATGGCGAGCGGATCATTGCCGCGAACGATGGGGACATGATCCGGAGCGATCGGCCCGAGGCGACCCGCGAGATCAAGTTCGGCGGTGCCGAGCAGGGGACTCTCGCGTTCGCGTTGCAACTCCGCGACATGTTCAACTACATGGGCGGTAACCTTGACACCATCGGCGGCCTTGCTGCCGCCGCTGACACGCTCGGTCAGGAACAACTGATCAAGCAGTCTTCGAGCCAGAAGGTTCAAGACATGCAGGCCCGTGTCACCCGGTTCACCGGAGATGTCGTCAAGTCGATCGGACTCTGGGCTTGGTACGACCCGGCCAAGACATACACCCTGACCGAGGATCTTGGAAATACTGGAATCGAAGTCCAGATCCCACTCAAGCCGAAGGATCGCAAGGAGTCCGAGTTCTTCGACCTTGAGTTTGCGATCCAGCCGAGCAGTCTTCAGGAGACGACTTCTGCTGACCGCATTCAGGCCATGAACAACCTGATGAACAACTTCCTTGTTCCGATGGCACCGACTCTGCAACAGCAGGGTGTGCAGATCGACGTTCCTGCCTACGTCGCACACATGGCGAGTCTGACTGGCGTCGAGGAAATCGCGGATCTCATCACGCCGATGGGCACGCCGCTCGATCCCCAGAACCTCATCGGCATCGTCAACACGCCGCCGCAGTCCCAGAAGCCGCCGGTCACCCGTCGTGAGTATGTCCGGCGGAACATACCGACTGGCGGCACCCGGGCTTTCCGTGATAATGCAATGAGCCAGATGCTGATGGGGGCCAATCCCAGCCCGGGTGCCGAAGCACTTGGGCAGCCTCAGCAAGGACCACTGGGCTGACACATGCCACGATACCGATATATCAACAAGAAGACCGGCGATACCACAAGTATCATCATGACCATCAGAGAAATGATGGAACGTCAGGGTGAGACTGACGACATTCAGATCGATGGTGAGACTTGGACTCGGGACTACGGTGCCGAGGGCAAGACCCGGGTTTCAACTTCCAAGGGCTGGCCGATGTTCAGTAGTGCCCTTGGAACTCATCCCGACATGATCAAGGCAAGACAGGAAGAGTTGAAGAGAATGGGATGTGGTCATGTGGAGTTCTCAAAGGACGGTATGATGAAACTTGAGAACAATGCTCAAAGGAAGCGTATCCTGAAGGCTACAGGCCAAGCAGACGGGAATGGATATGACTGAGTCTGACAACGAACGAAATGAAACTCCTCGCCCCTCGTTCTCACATAGGGATCCTTACGAGAATCCCATTGAGGACGAGGCTCCGCAACAGTCCGAGGCTCCTTCTCAAGAAGACAACCCAGAGCCGGAATCTCCGGTGGCAGAAGATTCCTCGATCGACGAGGGCGACGAACTCCCGCCCACCATTCCGATCGAGATGAAAGAGGCTTTGTCGGAGTACATCGACGAAGACCTCGCCACCAGTGTGAAGGCTCTGGTTGAAAAGGTGGCTGGCCTTGAGGAACAACTCCGTGAGGAGCGTTCCAAGAGCAAGAAGGCCACCGTGGCGGCGAAGACCGCCGACAAGTTTGCCGATCTCTGGAATGCAGAGAGCGGCAAGTATGGCGATGTCCTTGCGTCAGATGACGCCAAGGGCCGTATCTCGGATGCAATGAACACCATCCGAAGCGGCTTTGAGGCGAACGGCAAGGGGATCCCTGATGACGCCGTCTTGTTCAGCAAGGCTGTGTCAATGGAGTTCGGCGCCTCGATGGTCGAGGCCCGAGAACAACAGATCCTTGATCGGGTTCAGAGTCGCCAGAAGCAGTTCGTGAGTCGGGCACAGACCTCTGGTCGCATTCAAGAGCGTCCCGAGGACCGAGCCGCCCGAGCAGTCGCAAGGCTGATGGCTGACCGAGGAATCCATCTCTGAAGGAATAAATAGCGATGTCCATCAACGCTTCGGATCTCGCAGATCTGATCACGACCACCCAGAAGGAACTGGGTGAACTTCGGTATACCGACCTCTCGACCGACATTCAGGAGTACACCGCTCTCTCCCGCATGATGCAGGAGTCGTCGGTCACCTTCGAGGCTGGTCCCTCCATCCAGTGGAACCTGATGACGGACAACAGCGGTGCTGCCAAGCAGACCGGCCTGTTCGCCGTTGACAGCCTGAACATCGGTGATGTGATGTCCACCGCCGAGATCGGCTGGAAGCACACCACCGTCAACTACGCCATCGAGCGTCGCGAAATCGCGTTCAACCGCGATCCCCGCAAGTTGGTCGATCTCGTCAAGGTTCGTCGCAACGACGCGATGACCTCGCTGACCGATCACCTTGAGACCCAGTTCTGGTCGGTCCCGACCAGCGATCTCGACGTGAACGGCGTCGGCTACTGGATCTCGGACGCTGTCGGCATGACCACCGATGGTCTCGGCGATGGCGAGTTCGGCTTCAAGGGTGACACGGCGGTTGGGTACACCACTGTCGCTGGCATTGATCCGACCAACGTCCCGCGATGGCAGAACGGCCTCGGTCAGTTCAACGCGACTGATGTCAGCGATCCGGTTGGTGCCCTCGGCGGTGACACTGGCGGAAGCCCGCAGGGAGGATCCGGCATCGCTCTTCAGCCCGACGTGCTGAAGGTCATGAAGGAGGCGTACATCAAGTGCAACTTCAAGCCGATCCCGAACGCCTCGTACCCGTCGTACAACCCCAGCCCGACCCGTTGGGGCATCTACTGCGGATACAGCACCCTCGCTGCTCTTGAGATCATGCAGGCTCGCCTGAACGATCTCGTCGTGAGCCGCGACGTTGCTCAGGACGCGAACGGTGCCGTCACCTTCCGTGGCGTTCCGATCACCTATGTGCCCAAGTTGGACGCCTTTACCGGCGACCCGATCTACATGATCCAGTGGGGTTCGTTCCGCAGCGTCTTCCTCTCGGGTGAGTACCTGAAGGAGACCGGCCCGAACACCGCTCCCAACCAGCACACCGTGTTCACCACGCACGTCGATCTCACGATGAACCTTCAGTGTGTCGATCGTCGTCGCAACGCCCTGCTCTGCTCCGGTGCGGTCGCCCTCGCCTGAGACTCCTAGAAAGGAACACAACAGATGGCAACTATTGTCACCTACAACCGGGGCGGTCAGGATGCCCCGTTCTACCAGTCCTCGGCTGGCGACTTCAGCGGCGTCGCGTCGTTCTCGACCGACTTCCTTGTCGATCCGGGGTTCACCGCCACCGACTTCGGCCTTATCGCCGCTGCCGGTGGCGTGTACGGCAACACTGATGGTGCCGATTTTTCTTCGTTCATCGGCGGCAAGTTCTGCTACGCGGCCGCTGCTGGCAACGAGTTCTCGTTCGCCATCAAGGCGAAGTTGTCCGCCCGAAACTCGGGTGACATCGCTTCGTTCGGCCTTGCTGACGCTGCTACTGGTGCCCTTGATGCCGCAAATGCCAACGTGTGCTTCAAGGTCACGCAGGGTGCTTCGGCTGCCGCCGACGCGATCCTTGTGTCTCTTGACGATGGCACGACCGAGTACACGCTGACTCTCTCGGACAACCCCGAGGGTTACGACAGCACCGCGTACCACGTCTATGGTGCCCACGTCAAGTACGACGGCAACAAGACCACCGTCCGGTGGTTCATCGATGGTGCGGAAGTTGCCTCGAAGGTTTCGACTGGAACCTTCGCGGCTGCTGAGGCGATGGGTCTTGCCGGGTATCAGGGTGCGGAAACCGCCCTGCTTTACCTCGACTGGGCTGGCGTCGCCTGCAACGTCCGGGACTGATGATCCTTGACTGACTCGGGGGCGGGGCTTCACGGCCCCGCCCCTGATTGGATATGACATGCCAAAGGCCCCGAAGCACAACATCGTGATGTATCAGGGCGGTTCGTTCGATCTGAGCCTGACGTATCAGGATTCGGACGGATGTGCCATTGATCTGTCTTCTGGGTACACCTGCGAGTTCGAGGGTCGGACGAACCGTTCGGACGCTGATCCGCCGAAGTTCACGTTCTCTTCGTCTGGATCGCAGATCACGCTGACGAACTCGACGCCGAACATTGCGATCAACCTTGACCCAGCAGACACGTCGGCTATTACTGCTGGCGTCGGTGTCTATGACATCAAGTTGACTCATTCTGACAGCACGGTCTTCCTGATCGAGGGTGAGTACGAAGTTGTCCAGCCGGTGACACGCTGATGCCGAACTCGAACTACAACATCGTTGTCCAGCAGGACACCCGCAACGTCGTAGTTCAGACCCCCGGCCCGAAGGGCCTTCAGGGCAATACCGGCAGTGGCATGAGTTCCATTGCTGTCTCGACGGATTCGGGCAATACGGGGGCGATCGCCGGGAACGCTACGATCACTCTGGTCGGCGACGGCAACCACATCGCGACCTCCGCTTCGGGATCGACGATTACGATCACCGACACGGGACTTCGTGAACTGACGATCAATGGTGACACAGGATCCTCCTCGGCCCTGACAGGCGCATCGACCCTGTCGGTTCTTGGCGGAACTGGCGTTGACACGACTGGCGGTCCGGGCACCAAGGTCACGATCTCGCATCAGGGTCGTCCGGGTGCTGGATCTGGAACCCTGTATGACTACATCACAGACTTCCGGATCGACGCTCTCGGCCACATCGGCGACATCAACAAGGCTGCGAGCCAGACTGCGTACCTCAACACGATCGGTGCAAGCAATGCTGCGAATCTCGCGAGCGGAATTGTTCCTGACGCTCGGATAGCCGCATCATCCGTTACACAGCATGAGGCTTCGCTGGCTCTCGCGGGCGGGCAGATCACCAGTGGCACGGTTGCTGCCGCACGCATTGACAACCTTGACACTGCGAAGATCACAACCGGCACCTTTGCGGACGCTCGCATCGCATCCAGCAATGTCACCCAGCACGCTGGCGATATCGACCTTGATGACCTCGGCAACTGCAATGTTGCGGTCGTCTCCGATGGTGCGATCCTGACGTACAACCTCGGTGCTGGCGAATGGCAGGCCGGATCTCTCGATGTCGCTCTCGACTTGAGTCCGCAACTTGGCGGGGATCTCGATGTCAACGGCAACGACATCATCTCTGTCTCGAACGGCGACATCAACATCACGCCTGATGGGACTGGCAAGGTCATCCTCGACTCTTGGGTCGAGGTGACCGACGGTCTCATCGAGGTCAAGAGCAGCGGGGCCAGATCCGAGATCAGGCTCTACGACGAGAACAGCAACAGCAACTACGTCTCGCTCAAGTCTCCGGCTGATGCCAGCCTGACAAGCAATGTCACGTTCACGCTCCCGCCTGCTGACGGCGTCAGCAATCAGGTCATCCAGACCGATGGCTCGGGCAACCTGTCTTTCGCCACGATGACTGGTGACAAGGCTTTCAAGTTCGATCCGACCAACGTCGGGATCAGCCGAATCTTCGATGACTTCATGTCCGGAACCGGAGATGATCCGACTCCGAGATTCCTTGGCCTGTCGTCAATCATCGGCGGAACTTGGAATAACGCATGGCATGTTGATGTCATGGGCCAGTCAGACTCTGATCTGTTTGGCGTCTGCGAAGCAGAGACATCGACCGGGACTTCGGCCCGCGTGGTGATGAACCTGCCCCAGTTGATGACCAACAACCCCGCCGACGGCACCGAGTGGCTCTGGGAAGTTCGCGTCAAGCCTGAGTTGGCGACTGGCAACGGGTACTTCATGATTGCTGCTATCCAGCCAAATGGCGGCGGCACGGTTGATCACGATGATCAGATCGGTGTCAACACTGCTGACGATGTTCCCCGTGCCCTGATCTTTGCCGACTACGACAACACCTACTGGAAGAGCCTTGTCTCGAACTCGGTGATCAGTCTTGCTCCGACTCCGAATGACACGGCTGTCCGCTACGGCGATGGCGATTGGGTCAGGCTTGGCCTCCATTGCAGTTGGGACAACGCGAACAGCGAGTACGACATCACGTTCTACATTGACGGGGTTAGCGTGTTCACGACCTCGCTCAGTGCTGGATCCGGGTCGCCATACGGACGCATCGAACTCTGCAACGACGGAACCGGATCGCAGCAGAGGGCGATGTTTGACTGGTCAATGATTCAATACACTCGCAGTACCGTGACCTACCTTGACATCGAGGACATTTGACATGGCGGCCGAATACAACTGGACGATCAATCAGGGCGAGACCTCGAACCTGACCTACGAGCGAACGCTGAGTTCTGACAACTCGGCGATCAACTTCGCGTCCGGTGCGACCTTCCGGATGCAGGCAAAGGACAAGTATGGCGGATCTGCGGTCGTCACCTTGGACGACACCGCGTTCACTCATACTGACGCGACCAACACCTTCACCGTATCAATCCCAGCCGCGACCACGGCCTCGATTGCCGCGCCGGGCCGATATGTCTATGACATTGAGGCCGTGGAGGGGGCGACCGTTACCCGTGTCCTCGAAGGGTCGCTGATCGTGCGGCCGGAAGTGACGACCTCCTGATGACAGAAACTGCCACCATCACGACCATCGGTTACAACGTAACGATCACGCAGGGTGGCAGCCAGACTGTCGTTGCCACGTCTGATCCAGATCAGACCGTCACCATTGGTCAGGCCGTTCTCATTGTCAGCGATGCCAGCGGGCAGATCAGCGTCTCCGGAGATGGGCTTTCTTACGATCCGGATACGGGAACGATCACGTTCACGCAGCCGGTTGTCGGGATTGACAAGGGTGGAACTGGGCAGACGACCGCAGGTGCTGCCCGTACCGCTCTTGGTGCTGACAACGCTTCCAATCTCACCAAGGGGCAGGTTGGTTCAAGCCTCTTGACCAGCGTTCCGGTCACGACGTTCTCTGATGTCTCGATCATCGACAAGACCGCTGGCAACATCGTCTACATGGACGGTGCGAACGTCACTGCCCGCGACCCCAGCAACTGGAACTTGTCAGACTTCACGAATGATCTGGGTGTCGGAACGTCCGATCACGGATCATTGACGGGTCTTGGCGACGACGACCATACCCAGTATGCACTTGCAGATGGCACCCGTGGCAACTTTGCCGCAACGAGCCACACCCACGCTGCCAGTGAGATCACATCCGGCAGCCTTAGCATCGACCTGACCCCGAGTGCTGACCTGACCTACAGCATCGGCACTGAGGCTGCACGTTGGGCGGACATCCATGGCGACCTTGACGGTGCAGTCACGTTCCGAGCGAAGAACGACAGCGGCGGCGTGCTGACGGTTGGAGACATCGTCTACAT